TTCACGGCTTCCAGCGTTCCAACTGGATCTGTGATCCTGTATGATAACGGTGTCATGAGTGGATCACGAGGACCATACACACCAGATTCATCATTCTCGCTCGAATGCTACATCAATCCAAGGTACCAGAATATCGATAAGAATCAGCAGTACGCTCCTGGAACGATCTATCATCTATCCTCAACTTTTGCCCTGTCACTATGCTCCGGTTCGTCACGCGACGTTGATGGGCTGATCGACAAGTACAGGCTTCTTCTGCAGCTGTCTGCGTCCGCTGAGGTAAGACCCGACCAGGCAACCCCAGGAAGCTACACTTTCTTCTCGGATGATAACTGCCTCAGCTTGAACAGCTGGCATCACGTTGTTGTTCGTTGGTCACCACGGTATGATAACGGAACTGGATCTTTCGTAATCGACGGGGTCGAGCGCGGGTACTTCGAGGTGCCGGACAGCTCGATCTCTCCTACCTTCAGCGGTGGATCGGGCCCGCAGGATCAGGACCTGCTATGTGTAGGAAACTTTTACACTGGTAATAATGTGTCAGGGTCCCTGATGGCATCACTGCTGTACCCAGATCTAAGCGCGGGCTCACTCAATCATAGCTTCGACTTTCCACTGCGTGCCGAGGTTCATGAGATGAGAATCTGGGACGAATTTATGAACGATACGAGCATCGCGACCTATATGTCGAGCGGGATTGGATCATCGGGAGCGACGGGACTTCTCTTCCATCTGCCTGTCTTGTTCACCAAGGAATCGCCGGTTCGTGAGGTGTTCGTAACACCATTTCAGAAGACTGAGCTTGCTGACAACGTTTCCACTGTCGACGCTCACAACGTTACGATGTCCTTGGGGGTAGGTGGTCACGAGGTCAACGTCGAGAACTTTGTCAGGGAGTTTGTGCAGGGACGCTATCCGCTCCTGTACAACCTGACTGGGTCAGAGATTACATGGACTGTGACAGATTTCGAGGAGGCAAATGTTCTCCTGTATGCGACAGGATCATTCATAAAGCGTAATCTCACTGTTCTACCGTGCGATAACGGGCTGACCAAGCCTGATTACACCCTGCTGATCAGCGGGACGTTCGATAAGCACCCAACGGGCAGCTCTCCGATGTCTAAGTTCGTTAATGACCTTGGTAATCTCGATCTATCGTTGGTGAACCTCAATAGCCTGATATCGACGTCGTCATTGTATCCGGGTCTGATCGCATCGGGGGACGATCTACCCTCGTCGGTCTCGGATCAAATAGAGGGGGCAGGTCCTGATAGTTTGAACAGCGAGAATCAGACAGGCGCTGTTCTCACGATATTCCAGCGTCAACGTGATAGCTCTTCCAACTCTGTCACTTTCTTTGACACAAGCAACCTCTTCTACGGGGGTCGAATCCATCCAACGAGCCTCGAGATCAGTGATACATCGTTCACAGGATCCGACGGCACGTTCGGTATCACACTTCGTGATAACGGTCGAGGCGGGCTCTACCGGGCTGATTCGTTGACAAAGCACGCGAAATGGTCAGGTGTTGGAACCGTGCTATACGATGAGGGAATCGCGGTTATCAAATCACCGCTGATTTTCCTGTTTGGAAAAGATCAGTTCAACGTTTCCATGCGTGGTGAACGACAGGTGCATGTGATGGAGATCTCCATCCCTTGCCCGGGTGGTCAGGTCAACTCCAGCTCAAACCCGACATTCATGCCGCTCACCGCAAGTGATGATCCTGACGAGCGCTCGGTCGGTCCTGTCATCATCACCGGTCTCAACCTGCATGATGATAACCTGAACGTCGTCGCCCGTGTCGCCCTTGCGCAGCCGTTGATCAAACGCTCCGAGGATCGTTACATGTTCAGGGTCAAGATGGACTGGTGATGATACTCGGTCTCGATGTTTCGACAAGCTCCACCGGCTGGGCGATCCTCGATGGTGCTGGAAACCTGGTGGAGATGGGCAACTTCAAGCTCACCAAGTATGAGAACCTGTTCGACAAGGCGCAGGCGATCCGCGAAGGGCTCATTGAGCTGCGGGAGCGCTACATCATCTCCAAGATCTCCATCGAGGAGCCCCTGCAGGGTTTCCGCCGCGGAATGAGCTCAGCGCACACGCTCCTCACTCTCGCTCGTTTTAACGGCATCGCCTCCTGGCTCGCCCATGACACTTTCGGTGTGAAACCAATATTCTTCGATTCAAGCACCGCCCGTCGTGGTCTCGGCATTAAGATTGATAAGGCTCGTGATACGAAGGATCAGATAATGGAATGGGTCGAGGCTGCCACGGGGACGGCGCTTCCGCGTCGTGTCGCGACGTCTGGCAAGAAGAAAGGCATGACCCTCTTTGCCTCAGGCGTAAACGACGCTGCTGATGCCTACGTGATGGCCCGAGCTGCGTACTTGTTAAATCGATAGTTTCAGATTATTATTTCGATGTGATAGATGCGAAGGAAAGAGTTGAGATACTGACGCGCGCTCTTGGAGCATGCACCCTCGATCGCAAGGGCATCAACGCTGCCTTTCGCTGTCCCGAGTGCGGCGGCGTGAAGAAGCAGAAGTTCATCGTCCGCATCGATACGGGACAGTATCACTGCTGGGTCTGTGATGCCCGTGGAGCCTCGGTTACCAAGGTCCTGAGGAAACTATCACCCGAGGTCGCAGCGAGGTGGGATGGGGTCGCTGGGGCCCACCAGCGTCGGTTCCTGGACGAAGCCGTCGAGGTCCCAAAAGTCGAGCTGCCGATGGGCTTCAAGCTGCTGGCGGAATCTCTCGATTCGTACGACCCGGATGTCCGCGAATGCCTCGGATATGTGCGTAACCGTGGGCTCGGCCTACGTGAGATGTGGTACTTCCGACTCGGGTACGTCAAGCGTGGCCGTCTCGCCCGCCGCGTCATCATGCCATCCTTCGATGCTGACGGTAAGCTCAACTACTGGACCGCAAGATCGATAGATAAGGATGCGGTCGGCAAGTACGTCAACCCGCCCATCCCACGAGGTGAGTTCATCTTCAACGAGCTCAACATCGACTGGCGTCAGGAGGTGACCCTCGTCGAGGGACCTTTCGATCTCACCAAGTGCGACAGCAACGCGATCGCCGTCCTCGGATCGAATATGTCAAGGAAATCCGCGCTCTTCCAGGCGATCACAAGGAATCGGACACCGACCGTCCTCGCTCTTGATAGCGATATGCCCGAGAAGCAGCATAAATGGGCGAAAGCACTATCCGAGTTTGATGTCCCAGTGCGAATCCTTGATCTCGGTGGTTACAAGGACGTCGGTGAGATGAACCGGGAAGAGTTTTTGGAAGCCAAATCTAAAGCTAGAACTTGGAGCAAATTCCAGGGTATTATTGACCTTTCAAGAATCATGAGAAGTGGGAGTATCATTTGATCAAGATTACCCCACATCGCAGAATGTCTTTTTGGAAATGAGTGATGGAAGATGTATCATCGAAGAAGCGAATGGATACGTCAGGGACGTTCAGCGATTGAAAGCTAAAGTTGCAGCGGCTGACCGCCGCGCTGAATATAACTTACTGGAGCATAGAATTTCGTATGAGCCCTAAGCCGATAAAAATCTGCCATTTGTCCGATATCCACTGGAGGGGCTTGCAGCGTCATGATGAGTACACGGAGGTATTCGAGGACTTCTTTAAACGGATGGAGGGCCTGTGTCCTGATCTGATCGTCGTCGGCGGTGACATCGTTCACTCCAAGACCCAGGGCATCACGCCCGAGCTCATTGATCGTCTCCGCTGGTGGTTCCAGAAGCTTGCGAACTGGCCCACGGTGGTGATCCTTGGGAACCATGACGGTCTCATCCACAACAGGTCGCGCCTCGATGCAATCTCACCCATCGTGGCGGCGCTCGACCATCATAACATTCACTTCCTGAGGGACTCAGGAAACTACACGATCGAGGGTATCAACTTTGCCAACTTCTCATGTTTCGATGAGGAAGGATGGTCCAAGTGCAGCCCAATCGACGGGATGCTCAATATCGCCCTCTACCACGGCGCCGTCGGTGGATCCTTGCTCGACACAGGTATGCCTGTTGACGGTGAGGTGACAGTCGATATGTTTCGACCCTACGATTTCTCGTTGCTTGGAGATATTCATCGTCAACAGTTTCTTGACAACGACACTCGGATCGCCTACCCTGGATCCACCGTTCAGCAGAACTACGGTGAGGATATCGAGAAGGGATTCCTGTTCTGGCAGATCAGGAACCGTGATGACTATCGTGTAAATTTCGTGAAGCTCAAGAATCCACGTCCATTCCACACCGTGGAGTGGCAAGGAGACGTGCAGTTGACCCTACGGGCCTGCGATTCGTTACCAGCGGGATCCAGGTTCAGAATCCTGAATGATAACGACGTCACCATATCCGAGTCCCGCCAGATCTCTGGTGAGCTCAAGAAGAGGAAGTCAGCCTCCGAGGTTGTTTGGAAGTTCGTAGGCGAGCAGTCGAAGGAGGAGATGAAGGCTGGTTCGACAAGCCTCTCCCGTGAGGACCTCCGTGACCCGGCGACGATCAAGGCGCTCTTCAAGAGCTACGCGGAGTTGAAGGGTATGACCGGTGATACGCTGACGAAGCTCGAATCCACAGTCTCTAAGCTTATCGATTCTCTACCTGATGATGAGCGGCTCGGTAACGTCAAGTGGTCCATCAAACGTCTCAGGTGGGATAACACGTATTCCTACGGTAAGGACAACGAGATCGATTTCGAGGATCTCAACGGCATAACTGGCATCTTCGGTCGAAACGCTCAGGGAAAATCATCGATTCCTGGGACTATCATGTACTCCCTCTTCAACGCCACCGATCGTGGTCCCGTTAAGAACCTGCATATCATCAACACGAGGAAGGACTACTGCAAGGCTGCTGTCGAGTTTCAGGCGGGTAATGAGACTTACCTTGCCGAGCGTCAGTCTGTGAAGCATCAGACGAAAGCGGGTTTGCAGCATGCTGTCACCCATCTTAACCTGTTCAGACTCGATGCTGCTGGTAATCCGGTTGAGGACATCTCTGGAGAGCAGCGTCGGGACTCCGACAAGGTCCTGAAGACCCTTATCGGAGCTCCGGATGACTTCCTGCTGACATCCTTCGCTGCCCAGGGGGAGATGAACACCTTCCTGAAGGAGCGCGCAACTGCGAGGAAGAACATTCTGTCGAAGTTCCTGAATCTCCAGGTATTTGACTCACTCAATCTCCTGGCGAAGGAGAGCGCGAGCTCCATCAAGGCAGAGCTTAAGCGAGCTCCTGCGATCGACATTAGGGCTGAGATTGAGAGCAAGCGTCAGGAGGAGATAAATCTGTATGCCGAGGTTGACACTCTTGAGGCATCACGCTCAGGGCTTGAGGCTCATGTGAAGAAACTACGTGCTATCCTCGAGCGTGAATCACCCGGAGCGTCTCATACCCTGGATGATATCAAGAGGTATGACGATGAGATCGGCGCGCTCGATCGGAGGATAAAACAGAGCGAGGAAGATCTGCGGTCGGCGATCCAGGAGAGGGATGAGCTGAGGTTCAAGGTCGACAAGACCGAGGAGCTGATCTCTGGCTTCGACATTGACTCGCTCCGCCGCGATGTTGGGCGTCTGGAGCGTCTTTCGAGCATGATAAATGATGTTGAGAACCGCTCGCGGGCGGAATCTGAGTCCATCAAGGGACTTGAGCGTTCGATCAAGAAGCTCGGTGATGTGCCCTGCGGTGATTCCTTTCCAACCTGCAAGTACATCAAGGATTCGCACAAGGACCGTGAGCTTCTACCACAGAAGCAGAAGGCATTCGACGATATCGCGGCAACGCTTGAGGAGCTCCGGCAATCCTTCGATGAGAGCACCCTCAAGCAGACAAGGGAGCGTCTTGAGAAGGTGGTCGGTCTGCAGTCGAAGCTTCCCGGCGCCCGAACTTCGCTTCAAGCTCATGAGAGTCGCGTGGAGACTTTGAAGTCTCTCGTAGACTCTTCAAAAGAGGAGCTCAAAAGAGTAAACAAGTTATTACAGGAGCTTCGTGCAGCGAACTCCCTCTCCGCTCTCGAGGAGGTACAGAAGATGCAGCTCGAGATTGAGGATGAGGAGCGAAAGATTCAGGATCTGAAGAAGAGGGTGTTGAAGGATAGCCAGCGGATCGGCGCAATTGGCGCTGAGATAGCTCGTCTCGAGAAGGACACAGCGCGCCTCGAGAAGCTACAGTCCGACTGGAAGATCTATGAAATTATTCTTTCTGCGACGGGCAAGGATGGGATCCCACTCCAGATCATCGCATCTCAGCTTCCGAGGATCAACCTCGAGATCTCGAAAGTGCTCAACTGCGTGTCCAACTTCAGCATCGAGCTTTTCGCCGACGAGGAAGGTGGCGATCTCGAGATCTTCATCGACTACGGTGACTCGAGACGACCGATCGAGCTTGCATCCGGCATGGAGAAGATGATCGCCTCGCTTGCGATCAGGACTGCGCTCATCGAGGTCTCCGCCATCCCCAAACCCGACCTGTTCATCATCGATGAGGGTTTTGGTGCGTTGGATGATACGAATCTCGAGGCTTGCGCTCGATTGCTGATCTCGTTGAAGCGAAACTTTAGGAACATGCTCGTCATCTCGCATGTTGACAGCATCAAGGATATCGTCGACAACGTGATCGAGATCTCTCATGATGGTATCGACGCGAGGGTGAGGCTCTGATGAAGCGAGCAACGCAGATCAAGGACGGTTACAGGATCACTCGACGAGGCGATTCTGAAATTGAATCTTTTCCGTTATCCTGTCCGCTTTGCGATTGCGTTTTGATGGATGAGATGGATGAGATATCTATCGTGAGGACTGGTTGCTGCTTTGATTGTGAGAATGAGGTGGCAGATCTGAATCGTGATAAGTGGAAGGGTGGCTGGAGACCTGCTTCCGAGGAGATAAATGAGATCAAGTCCAGAAGACTTGCATCGCCTCACTCGAGGAAGCATATTTAGGATGGGAGAGATATCTGACATGCATTTGTCCATGAAAGAAGTGAATGTTCTCGGGCAGATTGCCCAGAAGGGTTGGGGCGTATCTTCGATGCCCAACTCTGTTAACTGCTCGATGCATGGTGACACGATCACCGTGAAGTACATGACCGTTGTTCATTTTGCGGCTGAGCAGGCGCTGCACGCGCAGGTTGATAGGATCAAGCATGAATCGCTTGATATCGTCTCCAAGTGCGTCGCTGATATGAAAAAGCAGTTCAAGGAAGCGATGGACGGAAAGGCTCTTAAGCTGAAGGAGCTGAGCAATACCGATTCTCTCGAGGTTGTTGTAGCAACAAACAATTCTGCCCGCCGCGTCGCATACTATAGAAGGCAGGTCACGTTGCGGGTGGTGTGACGTGGCAGTCCTTTCGAAGGATCGGCAGGTCGCAGAGATTGTCACGTGCGGTAAGAAATCGTCCTACTTCATAAACAAGTACGTGAAGATTCAGCACCCGACCCGTGGTCTGGTGGGGTTCGACACATATAAGTTTCAGGATGAATGCCTCGACCAATTTGAGAAGCATCGATTCAACGTGATCCTAAAGTCACGCCAGCTCGGAATTTCGACTCTCACCGCCGCTTACGCTCTCTGGCTCGCTCTCTTCTACAAGGACAAGGCGATCCTCATCATCGCTACAAAGTTGGCAGTTGCGCAGAACTTCATCAAGAAGGTGAAGGTCATGCTGCAGAATCTGCCAACATGGCTGATCATGCCGTCCGTGAGCTCAGATACGAAACAGGTCGTGGAATTTAGCAATGGTTCATCCATCAAAGCGATTCCAACATCCGACGATGCTGGACGCTCCGAGGCCCTAACTCTTCTGATAGTTGACGAGGCGGCATTCATCGGAAACTTCGATGAGCTGTGGACTGGTCTATATCCCACGCTGTCCACCGGTGGTCGTACCATCGTGCTTTCAACGCCCAATGGCGTCGGTGGTCAGTATCACAAGCTCTACGCTGAGGGTGAGGCAGGTCTGAACGAATTCAACGCCATCAAGCTACCCTGGGACGTCCACCCCGAGCGTGACCAGGGATGGTTCGACAACGAATCCAAGAACATGACCCGGAAGCAGATCGCGCAGGAGCTCCTGTGTGACTTCGCGGCGTCGGGTGACACGTTCCTGGGCGCGAATGAGCTTGATTACATAATATCTCAGACACAGCATCCCATCGAGAGATGGGGCCCAGACATGGGTGTGTGGGTTTGGAAATACGCATTGACGGATCACAAATACATAATCAGCGCCGACGTTGCTCGTGGTGACGGGGCGGACTACTCAAGCTTCCACGTTATCGACACGACGGTGGGTGAGCAGGTCGCCGAGTTCAAGGGCAAAGTCCCGCCAGACCAATTCGCTGTGCTGCTGAATGAAGCAGGAATGCGTTACAACAAGGCTCTTGTCTGTCCAGAGAACAACAGCTACGGTTACGCGGTGTGCATGAAACTGAAGGAGCTTAATTATCCGAACCTGTATTACAAAGACAAAAAATACACGTTCATGGGGGCAAACGCAGGATCAGGAGAGATCGCGAACATCGGGTTCACCACCGGTCCTACGAACAGGACGAAGATACTGACTAAGCTGGAAGAGGTGATCAGGAACAAGGGCCTTCGGATCCGTTCAACTCGCATGGTCGAGGAATTGAAGACGTTCACGTGGATAGGGCAGACAGCCAGGGCGATGAAGGGATACAACGACGACCTTGTGATGGCGCTCGCAATTGGGGTCTGGCTTTTCGATACGGACGTAGACCACTCACGACAGAGTCAGGAGATGACGCGGGCGATGATCGCAGCATTCGCCGTAAACAAACGAGAAGCTGCAGAGCAGCCCGTGTTCGCACATCCGCGGAATCCTCTTTCACCGATCATGGTGGACGCGTCGCCAGAAAAATCTAAGGGTGCGGTAAATCCATACACGCACTTCGGCTGGCTGTTTGGACGATAATTTAAGCTACAGCACAATCACGTAGAATTGAGAGTGAGATGGCAGAAAAAAGCAACAGAAATCTATTCCAGAGATTGACCCAGCTCTTTAGGTCTGGGCCGGTCATACGTCGAAAGGTCAAGAACTACTCTGAGCCGACAGCATCGTCAGCTTATGAGATGTTTAAGAGAAACCAGTCCGACATCTACTCGAGCACCGTCTCTGCGTACGGCGCGTTCGATAGGATGAGTCGTTACAGCGACTTTAGCGAAATGGAGGCGACGCCCGAGATCGCCTCTGCTCTCGATATCTACGCTGAGGAAACGGTCTCCCAGGATGAACGTGGTCAGGTCCTTCATGTTCACTCAGAGAATAGAAGGATCAAAGAGCTCCTGGGGACGTTGTTCGATGATACGCTGAACATTGAATTCAACCTGCCGATGTGGACGAGGAATCTCTGCAAGTATGGAGACTTCTTCCTCTTCAACGACATACATCCCAACTACGGGGTTGTTAATGCCTATCCGATTCCAATCTCCGAGATGGAACGGGAGGAGGGGTACGATCCAAAGGATCCGATGGCTGTTCGCTTCCGCTGGATCACGCGCGGAAACCAGGTTCTCGAGAACTGGCAGATCTCTCACTTCAGGCTTCTCGGTAATGATGCCTTCCTCCCGTACGGATCATCAGTCCTTGAATCGGCTCGTCGCATCTGGCGTCAGCTGATCCTGATGGAGGATGCGATGCTTGTCTATCGTATCGTCCGTGCTCCTGAGCGTCGCGTCTTCTACATCGACGTCGGCAACATACCTCCAGAGGAGGTTGCCAACTTCATGGAGCAGGCGCAGTCGAGCCTAAAGCGTAACAAGGTCGTGGACAGGGCAAACGGTAAGATGGACCTACGCTACAATCCGCTCGCGGTCGACGAGGACTATTTCATTCCAGTGCGAGGTGGAGAGACCGGCACCAAGATCGATTCGCTTGCCGGTGGTTCAAACGCGGCAGCCATCGAGGACGTTCAGTATATCCAGAAAAAGCTCTTCGCAGCCCTGAAGATTCCAAAGGCATACCTCGGTTACGACGAGGAGATCGGAGCGAAGGCGACCCTCGCGCAGGAGGACATCAGGTTCTCGAGGACGATCACTAGAATTCAGAAAGTGATTATCTCTGAGCTCAATAAGCTCGCGATGATCCACCTCTACTCGCACGGATATGAGGGAGAGGACCTTCTGGATTTTACCCTGAAACTTTCCAACCCATCTTCGGTTGCCCAGCTGCAGAAGCTTGAGCTGATCTCATCCCGCTTTGAGATTGCTGCAAAAGCACCTGAAGGGGTGGTCGATCGTCGTTGGGTTCGTAAGAACATCATGGGTCTGTCTGATGAGGAGATTGATAACATCAAGGACGGTCGCAAGAGCGATAAGGAGGAAGACGCTGAGCTTGAGGCGATGCCTGGACCCGCGGCGGCGGGCGGCGAGGCAGCAGGCGGGGCTGTTCCGATCACAGCAGGCAACGAACGTGAGGGTGATATCATCGCTGCTGGCATTGAAAGACCTGCGGTTCTATCGATCGAGGATGAGGGCTTACCCCTCCGTGCCGAGAAGACAATCCGGAATGCTTTTGGGTCTAAGATTACCACGAAGCGTGACAGGAGCACCGAAGCTTCCATCGAGATGCCGGATATGTTCAAGATGGCTGGCGTTGGAAACTGGGCACGTGATCAGGACACCTCGAACAGGGTGTATGATGAAGACGAGCTCGGCTCACTGAGCAAGATGAGCCTTGTCAGTGAGCTCTACGATGATCCATTTCCAAGACCAAAGTTAACACACCAGCTTGGAATGTCGTTGAAAGATATGCGGAGCAAGATAGGTATAGAGAGCACCGGCGTCCTCAAAGAATCGCCTGACATTCTCAATAATTCAGGAAGCGCAGATGAGTAACCACAATAAGAAAAGAAACGTTGGAATCATATACGAGCAGCTAATACTGCGTGCAGCCGCCGCGATGATCGACAACGATGCCCAAACGGCAGAGATCTGCTCACAAATCATCAAGCGCTACTATCGTCCTGGAACGGAAATTTTCAAGGAACATCGGCTCTTCAAAGCCCTTATCGATACGACGGTGAAGTCAGAGAGCGTTGGCATGAGAATCATGCAGGAGGCCAAGCGCGGTGTTTACATGTTTTCGACCCGGCTGCTGGATCAGGAAAAATCAAGCTTAATCCGTGAGATCAACAAGTCACTTGATGACCCCGGATTCTTCAACCAGCCCGTCAAGAACTACCGTCTCTACGCCACCGTTCAGACACTTATGAATGACTGGCATCAAGATAGTGAGTCGAATCTCAGCCGCGTGATACAGTATGAGCAGAAGCTTCTTGAGTGGTTACAGCATGATAAGGTCGAAGCACCAGCTCTGAATGAGCTTGCAGAGAGTCGAGTCTCCCCTTTGTCGGTAAAGATCATGAGCGAAAAGTTTGAGAAGAAATGGTCATCGAAGCTGAACGAGACGCAACGCTCCCTGATTCGCGATTACATTCATGGTAAGGTCGACGTTAACGCGCTTGAATCCATCAAGAATCGTGCTCTCCGTGGTCTGCATAGATTGAAGGAGTCTACGGAAAGTCAGGTGCTTCTCGAGAAGATCGATGTTGTGAGAAGGAGCGTGGAGGAGATCGACCCCAGCGGGTTGGATGATACCGGCATCGTTAAGTTTATGCACCTGACCCAGCTGTATCAGGAACTGGAGAACAAAGATGAGTGACAGCTCCCTTACGCTCTTAACTGAGTGGGCACCCTTCAACTACGACTCCAAGAATATTCTCGAGCAGCGGGCTGTGAATGGTGGCAAGCTCATCATGAAGGGAATCCTGCAGAAAGCTGAGACCCTCAACCAGAACGGTCGTGTCTATCCAAAGGACATCCTGGAGCGAGAGGTTCGCAATTACCAGAAGTTCATCCGCGAGAATAGGGCGCTTGGAGAGTGTGACCACCCAGACTCTTCGGTTGTCGAACTGAAGAAGGTGAGTCACATCATTCGCGAAGCTCACATGGAGGGTAACATCTGCTATGGCACCGTCGAGATCCTTGACACTCCATGCGGTAAGATCCTGCAGAGTCTCATCGAAGCTGGTGTCACGCTTGGAATCTCCTCCCGTGGGGTTGGTTCAACCAGGAAGTCCGGTGAGCATCAGATCGTGCAGGACGATTTCCAGCTCATCTGCTGGGACTTCGTATCCGAGCCATCGACCCCCGGCGCTTTCATGATGCGCGAAGGGCGTCAGGTGAATCAGTCCGAGCTCTCGCTGACGTTTAATAGAAGCGATCGGATCGATAGAATATTCAACGATATTCTAACATGGAAGAAGTAGATGACAAGATCGGAGCTCAAGGAGATAATCAAGGAGTGCATACTCGAGGTGATGCTGGACGGAATCCGCTCGGGTGAGAAGCCAGAGGTTCGACGGGTTCAGGAGACGATCCGTCGTCCGGCAGTCCAGCCACCCCCAGCTGGTAAGAAGTATCTCGACAGCGTGAGCTTCGCGACCGGTGCATCGAAGGTTGCCGATCAGGCTCAGGGACGGAGACTTCCACCCCCGGTCGTGAATGAGCTTACCTCAGCATTCCCCGCTGAGCAGCAGAGCATCATGAAACAGATATTCGAAGATACAGCTCGGAACACCCTCCCTGCGCAGATGACGGCAGATCGCTCTCCCGCCGTAGCCCTTGCCCAGAGGGCTGATGATCTGAACGGGACAACGAACGTTGATCCGATGTCAATGTTCGAGGGTGCGTCAAATTGGGCTGATCTTGCGTTCGCATCGTCAAAAAAGTGAACGAGAATAGACGCTCATGAATAGTTAAACGTTGAGCATCACACAGGAGAGTCGTAGATGTCAAGAATCGTTAACCTTACCCCAGAAATCCTCCGTCGTATTATCAACGAGGAGAAGCAGAAGATCCGGAAGCAGAAGATCCGGTCCCGTAGGGCTGCACCGTCCGGTGAGATCGAGGACGTCAGTAAGGTCGCCAAGCAGACACGGGAGGTTGCGGCGAAGGATATGGCCAACACACTCGCAATGGAGGTTCAGCACTATAAGGACCTTCAGAGGGAGGTGGTTGAGCTCACCCGGCGTCTCTCCGAGCTTAATGAGGCTCGTCAGGAGATTCGTGCTCATATCCTCGAGCAACTCTGAGCTACATAGTTAACAAGGAGGAACCAACATGCCTGGAAATTACCCGCTGATCGCTGACACTGACACAACGAGAGCTCGCACCATCGGTGGCGTGGCAGATGCCACCGTGTCTACCACCTCACTTTCAAGGTCGGACTACAGCACGCTCAGCGCGATGTTTCCGAGCTCTCCGATCTACACGACCGCCGACGCCGACTATAGGACCACCGCGGCAGGATTATTGATGCCTGATGTGCAGACAGGCGATTCGACTCAGTTCCCAAGCGTCGATATGAACTACGCTGGCTCCCCGGATCTCAGCACCCCGCCGGCTGGTTTCGATTCGTCCTACTACCCGAACCTTATCGCTAACTCTGATCCGGCGGGTGGTGAGGGTACCGCGACAGGCACGCCGCTCTTACCGCATGATAATTTCGGTTCCGGCAGCCCGGTCACCGAGGTCACTCCCAGCGCGACGGCGGCCATAATCAGCCAGACCACTGTCGATGTGTCCGGCCCGATCGCGCCGGCAGGTCAGAGCGGAGCTGGTGCCTCTTCGACCCACGACATCAACCCGGGCGCCGACAGCCAAGGGTTCCTGGTCAGTTAGTAAGTTGATGTCACTTCGTCGAATCAGCGAAGCTAACAATTCGAACTACGATGCCCGTCATGACCTGGGATACGGTCATGATGGGCATTTTAGCGTTCCACGTGGTGGGCAGGAATCATGGCCTTACGTCGAGCCCGTCAGGTTCGATATCGACGACGAGGACCCGCTTGATGATGAGGATGACCTGGGCACGCAGGTCGCGATCGGAAATAAGGCAGGCCAGGGCCACATTCGCTGGGACAGCTACGCCGATCGTGCAGCTGACAATCGTCGTTTCGTCAGCGCTGACTTCTGGATGCATGAGCAGACGACAGGTCGGGGCATGTCTCCGATTCCCGATCTGTATAAGAACAAGCAGGGCGTCCTCGGTGCAGGTGCTGATGGGCCTGCGATCCGTCCAGCTCCCGCAAGAATTTCACTCGCTGGATCAAAAGCGGGATACTCCAGCGCTTTTCCGCTTCGCGATGCGGGCTCAATGGAGCCCGCTTACACGCTGGAAGAGATTCCCGATCCTGATGATCTGACGATGATACGCCTGCGTCGACTCATCAGGGCGATTCATTTGCAGCAAGATCTCGAAAAAGACTGAGCGATGATATAGTTAATGAGCATAGGAAACGCCCATGTCAAATCTATATGATGAAGCAATTTCGGATGCCAGGGCCCTGAGGGAGATGGCTGAGGCCAACGCCCGTAACAAGATTATCGAGGCAATCTCACCCAGGATCAGGCAGATCATCGAGAGCCAGATGCTGACCGAGCAGGATGAAGAGGGCGATGAATCACCGAACCTTGATCTTGAGCCGCTCCCAGATGATCTCGCTGCCTCTCCACCTACCGCCGGGAGCGCCGGCATGCAGGCTACCCCGGATGCACCCGCACCCGATCCCGATGAGGAGGTCACCCACACCGTCACCACGAAGACAGCCTCCGGAACTGAGGTGAAGATCAACGTTCGCGTTGACAAGCATGGTGAGGCATCCGCCAGCGCTGATAGCGATGTCGCCGAGGGTGATGATGTGGATGTAAATCTCAGCGAGGATAGCCTCCACGCCCTGGCCGATATGGTTCTGGGAGCGAGGACGCAGGAGCGCCCCGCCCTTGGCAAGATCAAGCGTCAGTTCGAATCACTGAAGAGGGTCTCCCGTGGTCTTCCTCTGTCAGAGAGCGCTAACTTTAGAGCAGCGTATTCTATTCTGGTAAAAAATGTCAACGATTTCAGGAAACACATGATATCTAATGGTAGCAGTCCTGATATCAGGAAAAAGTTTAACCACATTGTTAAGGAGATGAGAGATATGTCGACCAGCGCACGTTTTCGTCGGTTACTCGAGGAGATGGAGAGGAAGCCCCGGCTTCGTAATGAGGCTAAGCTTGTATTTGAACCCGCGGACCTTGAGGGACTCGATGACACGGTGAAGGAGAAGCTCAAGGCGATGACCTTCTCGGTTGATCTTGGAGAGGATGAGGAAGCCCCTGCCGATGAGATGCCCGTTGATGTGGCCGATACTGGTGCAGGTGCGCCTGCTGACGCCGCACCCCCGGCACCCCCGGCACCCCCGGCACCCTCAGAAAGTAGCATGTATGAGGACGAGGGGTACGAAATGTACGAAGAACTTGATGATGAAGAGGTCATGGAAGACGAGGACGATATGTCTTCCGAGGGCGCTATGTTCCATGTCGATGAGTCGATGCTCCGTCGTGAGATCCGGCGTCTCCGTGAGGCGAAAGGCGGCAAGGGCAAGAACGCCAAGGGTATCAAGGACGCGATGGCGAAAAATTTTGGTGGTGGTGATGTTGAGGGTCTCCCCGAGGAGCTCAACCAGCTCTCCGAGTCGGAGCTTTCCGAGGAGCTCGCGAAGGCCGAGGAGGTTGCCGCGAAGGCTCTCGAGGTTGCCAAGGATGCGACCGTCACTGCCAAGAACGAACGTGCGGCCAGGGTCGAGGAGTCACGCATCAATCGTGCGCTCAAGTCCAAGCTGGTCGAAGCTGCGCAGGAGGCCGTCGCGCTTCGTGAGCAGCTCGAGGAGGTCAACCTGTTCAATGCGAAGCTTCTCTACGTCAATAAGCTGATGCAGAACCGTGACCTAACCCCCCGTCAGCAGCGCGCGATCGTTGAATCGCTCGATGCTGCAAAGTCGGTGAGGGAGGCCAAGCTTCTCTACACCAGCCTGACTGAGTCTCTCAAGTCGAAGTCAGGCACGATGACTGAGGGCCGGATTCTCGGTTCATCCTCCAGGTCGACGCGGTCAGCTAGCCCCGCTGCTAGCCTGAATGAATCCGTCGAGGTGGATCGCTGGGCTATCCTCGCAGGAATTAAGTCGGGCAAGTGATTGCCCGTTGGTTTTGATCTGTTTCTAACAAACTTTCCAAATTGGAGTAACGAAAATGTCTAAGTCTTTTACACTAGAGCAGCTCGCGGAAGGCATCCGCGGGCGTGACGTCGGGGCGGAGAACAGCCGCCTCGTCGAGAAGTGGAGCCGCACCGGCCTGCTTCGTGGCCTTGAGGGCACCGGCCGTGAGAACATGGCTCGCCTCCTCGAGAACCAGACCGCCAACCTCCTCCGTGAGAGCAATGCCCTCTCGTCAGGTGGTGGTTCACTCTCCTCCGGCAACGGTGACATCCGTGGCTTCTCGAACATCGCGTTCCCGATCGTCCGCCGTGTCTTCGGTGGTCTCGTGGCGAACGAGCTCGTCTCGATCCAGCCGATGAGCCTGCCCTCGGGCCTGCTCTTCTACCTGGATTACACCTACGGCTCGAACGTGGGTGGCAACGCCGGTGTGGATCTCGCCTCCGGTGCAACCCAGTCGACCTACACCGCCGGCCAGTCGATCTACAACAACCCGGTCGGTAAGGGCGTCCAGACGGGCTCGCTTGCGACAGGTGGTATGTACGATCTCGCCGGTGTCGGTTACAGCCGCGTCCACGGTCTCACGGACGTCACCATGACGACGTCGGGCGCCTTCGGCGGCTCGAGCACCTTCGCCACGACGAAGTTCGTTTTCGCGACCGGCACCGATGGTCGTCTCATCGGTTTCGATCCGGCGCTCACCTCACTCATCGAAGGTGGCACGGCGGGTGTCGGCACCGCGCAGGTGAAGCTCGGCATCGTCGCCCTCGGCACGCTCTCGAGCTCCGCCGACCAGACCCTCATGAAGGAGTTTGCCCTCTTCCCACGCCCCGCGGGGTACACCCCCGCCGCGGCCTGGGGTGAGAGCTACCAGGGTGGCACAGGCGTCCTCAACCTCCGCCGCCTCAACCAGGTCGGCACCTGGGACGGTTCGACCTTCACGGCGAACCCACTCTCGGGCTCGCACCTTCTCGTGGTGCTCTCCGGAACGTTGAGCGCCAACGCCGCGGATGCCTTCGCCCTCAGCTACCCGCAGAGCTCCGCTCTCGATGTTGAGAGCTCCACGGGCTCCACGGTCACCATCCCGGTCTTCGAGTCGAACTTCGGCTCGTCCCCCTCGCCGGTCATCCCCGAGATCGACATCAAGATCGAGTCGCTCGCCGTCACCGCGACGACCCGCAAGCTCCGCGCTCGCTGGTCCCCGGAGCTCGCGCAGGACCTGAACGCCTACCACAGCATCGACGCTGAGGTTGAGCTCACCCAGATCCTCTCCGAGCAGATCGCCCTCGAGCTCGATCGCGAGATCCTGAACGATCTCCTCGTCGCTGCCTCCGGCGCGAACTACTTCTGGAGTCGCGCTCCGGGCAAGTTCGTCAACAAGACCACAGGCGTTGAGGTCAGCCGTAGCTCCTCCACCGCACCCGGTCCGAGCTTCACCGGCACGGTCCGCGAGTGGTACGAGACCCTCACCGAGACGATCATCGACGTCGGCAACGAGATCCACCGCAAGACCCTCCGCGGCTCCGCCAACTTCATCGTTGTCGGCCCGGACGTCGCGACGATCCTCGAGGCCTCGACCTACTACCGCCCGAGCTACAGCGTCGACGGTTCCGGTCAGGTCGGCGCCCCGTTCTCGATCGGCGCGGAGAAGGTCGGCACCCTCAGCAACCGCTTCACGGTCTACAAGGATCCCTACTTCCCCAGGAACAAGATCCTCGTCGGCTTCAAGGGCGGCAGCTACCTGGAGACCGGCTACGTCTACGCTCCTTACGTCCCGCTGATTGTCACCCCGACGATCTTCGCCCCCGAGGATTTCACCCCACGCAAGGGCGTGATGACTCGCTACGGCAAGAAGATGGTCCGCAGCGACTTCTACGGGACGGTCACTTGTTTAGACATGAATATTATATAGTTGAACGTAATCTAATCTAATCGATTAGATCAACTATATAGGTGGCGCCCCCTAAAAAGGGCGCCACTTTTGTTTTTCGTAACATGTAACATTCATATAGATATGAATATAATATGTGTATGAAGACCTGCAAAATCTGCGACAAAACATTCACGCGCCTCGCATCTCACGTATCATCTGCGCATGAGATCACGTATGAGTCATACCTGCTTGAGCATGACTTTGGAGGGGTCAATCCGAAGTGTGAATGTGGATGTGGTCTTGACACTCCGTTCTCGAAATCGCAAGGTATGAGATTCTTGCGATACATTCATGGACACTCAGCGAGAATTGAGGGTCGTCTAACCGCCGACTCAAAAGCAAGAATCGGCGAGAAGAATAGGGCTAACTTAAAAAAATTACATGAAAATAATCCTGAATTGCGACTTGTCAAGAACAAGCAGCTAAACTCAGGAATCACCTCTGAGGTCAGAAAGCGCTCAGCTAGAACAAACGCAGAGAACTGGCGGAAACCTGAGTCCACCGAAAAGCGAAAGCGCCAGTCCCACCGTGCCATCGACCTCCTCGAGCAGGGTAAGATTGGTCCCCAGGCTCCCTACAGGACCGAGTGGAAGCTGAACCCCTTCACGGGCAAGGAGGAATACATGCACTCCTCATGGGAGATCCGTTTCCTCGACGAGTGCATCGAGCGCGGCATCGCTGTCACCAAGCAGCACGGGATCCGCATCCCATACGTCGATCCGAACGGCATCGAGCGCGCCTACGTCCCGGACTTCCTCACTCTCGATGGGAAGACGCTCTACGAGGTGAAGGGCTACGCGACCGAGGTCGATCGCGAGAAGTGGAGAGCGACTGTGCTGTGGTGCCTCGACAACGACGCGCACCTTGAGGTCGTGAGCTGCTTTTGAGCCCCAACTATCAGCTCTAACAGCCTGGCCCAGGCGGCCGTTTTAGTTTGAGCTAGATACTTAGATTCGCATGTTCAGCATATCAAAGTTTATGTTCGGATCAAATCCGATACAAGAGGGTGGGAACACCCGCGCGCTCATCCGCGATCCGGCGACGGGCCTCGTGCAGGGCGGCGAGCGCGTCAGGACCTTTCGCGGTCGTGAGGCCTACGCTGAGAAGATCGAT